ATGATGTATAAAATCCTAGATGTGCTGGTTTATATAAGTTTATACTTTTATTTATATTATCCCAGTCTATTTTGTCATCAGCTGCAACCTCGATTTCAAAACAATATTCAGAATTATGTTCTATTATTTTGGCAGATTTTTTTTCTGAATATCTATTTACTAAATCAGTTAAAAATCTCGGTGTAACTGATACAGGTTTTGCTAAATATAACTTAATACGATTTCTACGCTCAGAGTAATTACCTGTAGTGTCTTGTATATTAAGTTCTTTTTCCCATAAATCTAAACCCCATGTTGCAGTATCTACATAAAACTGTTCTAAAATATTTTTTATTTTATCTCGTATAGCATCTATTTCTATACCTTGTGTATCTAAAATACTTTGCATTATTTTACTGTCTTGATAATACCAATCAGTAAAAGTAAGCATTTCTTTTCCTTTATCACTTTTCATTCAATACCACCTCACCAGTAACAGCTACTTGCTCATCATTGGTTGGTATATTTTCTGTGTTATTGTTTAATTTTAAATCTGTATAATCTAATACACCATTTATATTTATTAATAAACCACCTATTTTAGACAAATATATTGTATTAGAATTGAACGCATTTTCTTTTAAATAGTTTTCTACACTATTTTTAAAAAGTGCTTGCACTTTTTCTAATGTAGTTATTTCCTTATCTATAACAACATTAGCATTTATATTTATAGTTATAGCTTCTGCACTAATTACAGTGACATCTGCTCCAATAGGAGCTTGTCTTTCTCCTAAATTATTATCACCAGCAATATAATCTTGAACCTTTTTAACCAATTCATCGGTTGCAGGCTCATCATCTCCGCCTAAAATAATTACTTTCACTGTCCCATTACCATTTCAAAGTGGCTTAACATGAACCGCAGTTACTCCCGGAATAGATAATGCCCATTGCTTATAATCTTGCACATTACCACTGGTACCAGGAGTTCGTACATAATCAAGATAACGTTCTAACAAATCGACATCATTTTCTACATCTGTTCCACCCGTTGTTGGTTCAGTATTTATCACAGATGTTATATTATTATTATTTTCTACCAAAATAATAATTTTATTTGCTGTTACATTGCCAATATTACCAGCTACAGTTGATTCTATCGGAGCATAAATATATCCATCTTCGGGAATAATAACATCTTTAGTTGTAATAAATTCTACGGATTGTATATTTAAGGTTGTATCAGCTTCTGTTGCAATTTTTAATCCAGCATTTATCTTCGCCCCTACTTTACCTGTTATTTTTATATTTCCAGTAGCAAAAACAGCTTCTTTTCTATAAATACCATGTTCACCAGCTCTATAATCTAAGTAAGTCCCATTTGTTGTTTGTGCAAAACCTAAATTAAGCACCTTGCGAACCATCATCCCAATGAAAACCATTTCTATAGCTACAGGTGCTATGCTATCGTAGATATATCCTCCCTCTTCTTTATCCCATTCATCAGAAATATTGTTAAGCATTCTATTACGAATAGCTTCTTCTGTAGTCATAACCTCATCTAAATAATTAATTTCATCGGACACTATCTCACCACCGTTCTTGATATAGTAATACTTTCACCAATAGTATTTTTAACATCACAGGTAAACATTATACCGTCATCAATCCATGTAAAAGTAAAATTATCAACACTAGCAGTTCTTTTATCTGCCATTAAACAGTCTTTTACCATACGTTTTATTTCACTTTCTACTACTTTTTTAGGATAACTTTTTCCTAATAAAGTATCTATTTCCTCACCATAATTATCACTATAAATAAGATATTTATATCGTTCGGAAGATATAGCTTTTACACACCATTCAGCCCAAGCATTTGAACCTGTAATGGTTTTTTGTTTACCAGTAGGACTTAATATAAATTCATGTTTTTCAAAATCAAATTGTACAGTTTTTCCATAATTGACTTTATCAGAAGCAACCTCATCAATATATTTTGCATTAGTTACTCCAACAGTTGGAAATAAATCTGGCATAATTAAGCACCACCTGTAAACGGAACTATAACACAATCTATACACCAATATTGACCGCCATTAATCGGAGTAACCTTTACTCTATCCCCAATATGCAATGGCAATATTGGAGTTGGCGTTATAACAGGGTGGCTATGGCTTTCATATTGTGCGTCGCCGCTACCACCAGCAACATTTTTAGTATTAGTCATATATGGCTCGTTCAATGTACAAGCTCTATTTACATAAACATTCGTCAATTCATAAGGAAATCCGTCTATCATTACACCTTTAGCTGTAACTGTGCCAATTTGTGATGTAATCCATTGTCCTGTAAATCCATCATTAACTCGCTTTTTAGCTTGTTCATCAATAAGTGCAGCTAATTCTTTAAAAGGATTTTTCACTTCGATAATATCTCCTCCTTATATATTCAAGTGAAGCAAGCTCCATCTGCATTATTCCGGGACTATTACAATTATGTTTTACACTAATTACATATAAGCCATCTTCCCAGCCCTGCACAATTACTTTATCACCTTTACGAATAGTATTAATATCTATAGCCTCAACTGTGACTGTTTCTTGAATACCAGCTAAAGTATTGGTAGCTTTTTGTTGTATAGCATTTGTATCCAATCCTTTTTTATACGGAATTACCTTCTGTATTGTTCCGTATTTATCAATATCAGCATTTGTTTCAAACTCTATTGGGGCTGTAGAACCTTTTTCTTGTTTACCTAATACTTTTACTTTAGTAACTGCACCATTAAGCGTTTGTTTCTGCCTAACACTTTGTAAATTAACAGCAAATTCAAACACCCATGGGTCTACATTAGAACCTATTTCAAATAGCTCTAGTCCATCTGGTTGCATACGCACAGTAAACAATTTTCCAGACTTCTCCGCCGTTTCTTTTAATTGGTCCTGAATAATATTCCATAAAGATTTAGCCCTTACAACATCTTGTGCAAGGGCTTGCTTTGTATCTGGAATATTTAATATTGGTATATTCCATTCACTGCATATTTGTTTTATACGGTCGCTGGCTGTCGTTCCTTCCTGAAATAAAAATTGGTCTTCCGATTTGGATAAATATATCGTTCGGTCATAAATGGTTAAATTCCAATTTCGACGTTCCCTATTATCGATTTCAACGTCCCATACCACACCGGGCTGAATTAGGTAAGAATATTTACTTTCACCAAATTTTGTACCGCTGATACGTATTTCCATTCCTGGAATAATTATTGGAAGTCCTGTAAATTGGTCATCTGGAACAGCAAGTTTTACTTTCCCACAATAAGCAACTTCATCAAGTCTATCTTCTAATGTTAAAAATTGAATACATTCACGAAGAAAATACTTGTTTTGCAATATTACATCATATCGACATACACTAGGTGTAACAATCATGGAAGAATCACCTGCTTTGTTATTTGTCCTGCATTAGCTTCTAAAATTTTTGTCCAACTTTCACCATTTCCATAATACTGTTTGGCAATTTTCCATAGACTTTCTTCTGTACCAAATAAGTCATCATCAGTATTTATTTTAACAAGTTTTGGACGTTCTTTTATAGCTACTCTTTTACTTTGTTGTTCTTCACTTTTCGTACGAACAGCAATATTTTTCCATTCTCTAAAAGTAACATCAAAATAAATATCGCCCGGTTCTCCCCCTTTTTCTTGTGAAGCATATGATGTAAGTAATACATTCATATTTATATCTTGAGCGCCTGTTATTATTAAATGTAACGGGTCTGCTAATCCTTTTATAGGGTCATTAAAACGACTTTTCCAATTATTCATTACAGCGTTAGCACTTTCTGGTGTAGGTAATTCTGGGTACATACAATACGTAGGCACATATTCCGAAGGGAAAAATGAACTAAATGAGATTTCTTGTAATTTATCTCCAGTAGTAAAATCTATTTCTCCTAAATTAAGAATATTTATCGTTTGTGTTTTTCTTTGCCATTGCATTTTTATTTCTAGCGGATTAACTGGCAACTGAAATATCGTACTTGTAACTTGGTCAATGATAAAAATTGTTACAGGATTAACCCATGTATTACCCACTAACGCTTGATTTAACAAATTTCCTGCAACTTCTGCAAATTTACTGCCTTTTTGTAATCCATCTAATATAGTAGTTGCTGTTGTTCCTTTATTTAAATAACCAAACATTTACTCAACCCCTATTTTGATATGCTTGTTTTACTTCCGCAAGTATTTTCCAACCTATAGCACTTGCCATTTCATCATCAGATTTATTATTTCCGATATGAATATTTAAACCATTAAACGAAAAAGCATTATTAGAGTTATTGGATTTGCCATTATCGCTAGTATTACCACTAGATAAAGCATAAGCCATTGCTGGCATATAATTATTATTCGTAACATTGGTAAATAAATTACTATTAACCCCCAACATTTGCCCCGCTTGTTGCCAAAGTGATAAACCTCTTTGACGTTTTGAAGAATGTAACGGGATTATTACTTCAGCATTATTTCCTTCAGCAACACGAATTATCTGGTCTTGATTTAAAAATCCACCATTAGCATAGCCTTTAATACCAAGTTTTTTAGCTCCCCAATCTATAGTATCTCGTAATGGAGCTGGTAAAGCATTCCATGCAGAAATTTTTAAATCAGATAAACCTGCATTTGCTCTTGCTACAGCTTCATCTATAGCTTGTCCAACTCTATCAGGAATTTGAGCAAACCAACTTGTAACATCAGTAACTATTGTAGAACACCATTCACTAATTGAATTAGACATTTCGCCAAAGTCCTCACTAATAGTATTAGTAGCTTGTAAAATGCTTTCCCTCGCTGATGATAAACCATAACGCATACGTTCAAGGTTCATAGAAGCATTTTCACCAAGAGAATTCCAACCTTCTGCACCTAGTTCTTTTAATCTATTGATTTTTTCTCCAGCACTTTCTAATATTTCATTCATCATAGCAGATTGTGCTTTTGCTGTTTCTAATTGCATATTAGAATTTTGAATTTGGCTTTGTCCATGTTCGTTCATAAATGAATTATTTTGTGGGTCAATAATTGAACTAACAGTATTTGAACCAAGCCAATAACCACCAACACCTCCAAAAACAGAGCCTACACCAGCACCTATAGCGGTACCCACACCAGGAATAATAGAACCAATCGCACCACCTATACCAGCACCGATTTTACTACCAGCCCAAGCACCGCCCCAACCACCAATAATTTCAGTACCAGTTTTAGCTTTATCATCAGATGTTAAGAATCTATATCCGTCAAATATTGCTCCAATAACAGGAATTTTCTTTAATATCTTAGATGTTGTACTTGTTCCACTGCTATAAGCGTCCCCAAGCCAATAAGAACCTGTTTTAATGTTTTTACCAAAATCAATGGTGTTTTTGACTATTTTAAAAATACCACTCAATGGTAAAATTGAAGCCATAAATGCTGAACCCAGTCCTAGAGAGATTGCACTGCTAAAATTACCCTCTATTGCAGAATTAAAAGCTGCTTTTATCATTCCAGTAAGTGCGCCAACAAATGCTTTTATCCCAATTTCTGCAAGTTTAGTCATCACCTTACCAAATTGTTCGCCACCAGAACCACTAGCCCACTCATCCATTTTTATCATCATTTGGTCGAGCAAGAAAACAATTTTATCGCCCCACTGCATTTGCTGAAATTTTTCATCACTCGCTAGATTATCCATAAATGCAACTATTTCATCAGATATTCCAGCAACATTACTTTTTACATATTCTAATGTATCAGCATTAGAAAAAAAGTCTGTAAAAGCTGTAGCTACTGCTCTAATTGCAGGTTCTAATGGAGCAAGTGCTTCAATTTGAAAGGTTTCAAAAGCACCTCGTAATTGTTCTATATCACCTTTAGCATTATTAAGTTTTTCTAAAGCGACACTAGAGGCGGTAAATTTTTTCATTTCTTTTTCCATTGCAATGAAAGCTTTTGCACCTTGTTCCATAATAACTTTAGCAAGCCCTTTACCTTCTACACCAAACATATCGTATAGTGCCATATCTAATTCGGCAGGGTTTAATTTTCCTAAATTTTTTTGCATTATATCAGCTATTTCAGCCATACTTTTTAATTTTCCTTCAGCTGTATAAAATACACTATTTCCATTGCTATCAAGAAAATTAAATTTGCTAAATGTTTCAGTAGCAGGCTTAGTATGAGGCTGTAAATTATTAAGCATATTTCTAAGACCTGTACCGGCTTTCTCACCTTTTTGACCATATTGAGCAAATGTAGCCAAAGCTACATTAACATCATCAATACTCATACCTACACCGTGAGCGTCAGCTGCTACTTGTGAAAAAGCATATTTCATCTCATGAACGTCTGTTGCAGAAGCATTCGCTGCACCTGCTAATAAATCAGCAACGTGTGTAGCGTCTTTTGTTCCAAATACATTCATTGCAGTACTCATAACCTCTGCTGCTTCTGTAAGAGATAAATCTCCAGCAGCTGCTAAATCTAAAGCAGCTTGTGAAGCTTCACCCAATACAGATTTTGTATCTACTCCAGCTTTTAATAATTCAGTCATTCCTTGTGCTGCTTCTAAAGCACTATATTTTGTACTTTTTCCTAAGTCTAAAGCACGTTGTCTTACAGCTTCTATTTCTGCACCTTGCATTCCAGTAAGAGCTTTAATATTACTTATTTCAGCTGTAAAGTCCATAGATTTTTGAGCGCTGTTGGTAATTAATCCACCAATACCAACAGCACCAGCACCAACTCCCAAAATTCCTAAAGGAGATGTTAGAGCATTGTTTATTTTATCTAATCCGGAAATTGTTTTATCTTTTAACTTTATAGTTATATCCCATGTTTTCGCTGTAAGCTTTTGCAACCTTCCTTCAACTTTGCTAGTTGTACGCTCAGTTTCATCTTTAGGTTTTATTTTAGGCTCAACCGTTTTTTTAGCAATTTTTTCTAATAATTCATTAGTTTTATTCAATCTATCCTCAATAGTTGATGTGTCTAATGTTATTCTTGGTTCAACTTTAGTATTAGAAAATTTATCCATAACTGCTTGAGTTTTTGCCATACGTTCCTCAAACTTCACAACGCCTTCATCTATCTTTTTAAGCCTAGCTGTAAGCCTATCCTGCATAGATAAAACTAGCTTTAATCTATAAAATTCTTGATTATCTGCCACGTCGGTTCTCCTTTATTCTGTTTATTTCCTCTTGTTCTACTTCTAATTCTACTTCAATAGACGCGATTAAAAATTGACGTTCCATGAATGGCATATTAAAAAACTCTGACGGTCTAATATTCCTTCTAATACTTAGTGCATGGGCTACAGATAAAATATTCTTTCCGGATTTTATAAGTTTTTTATATCATCAATACTGATATTATATCCACTAAGTTCTAATACAACATCACCGAGCAGAGAAATCTCACCGCCAAGCAAAATACGTTTTAAAACTTCCTCACCACTAGAAGCACGGAATTTATTTAATAATTCTGGCGCACTCCAATTAGGTTTTACAGTAGAAGCAATAATAAGTCCCATATTAAAGCCTTCGGAGTCTAAAACCTTTTCTGTTTTATTTCTTTTCTCAACTGTACGGGTATTACGTTCACGAACTCTAGAAACCTGTTTACCAGTTAATGCTTTTAAAGTAACTGGAATACCTAATCGTTTTAGCGGAACAATCATTGTTGGTTTATCATCAGCATTACTATTTAATAATGCTGTAATAATATCACTTTCAGACATATCTTTATTTATTTTTTCTTTTACTTCTTCATCTTCAAAGTTTTGCTCTACTGTATTTTCATCAACTTCTGCATTACTTAATAAATTTTTTTCCATTGTTTTATCTCCTTAAATAAAATTTATTCTTCTATTGGGTCTAACAACTCATAACCTTCAAAGGTAAATGGCCATTCTTCTGTTATTTCTTTTCCTGCTTCCCAATTAGCTACATCAATACTGTCAAACATAACATTCATCAAACGGATTCTTTCATATCCCCATGCTTCTGGGTCTTTTAATGCATAAATTAGTTCTGTTCGATACGAAGGTTTATCAGAATTAGTAACAACCATAACTTCTTGCATTAATTCATCTGTTACTTTATAGCCACCCATAGAGCCAGTACCTTTTAATCCTAAGACCTTATGTCTAGTCCAGCGGTCGCCAGCAACTTTTAATTCAGCTTTTTGAATTTCAACTTTTGCAGTTGCTTTATTGAATTGCGAAAGCCATTTACCTTCTTTGTATATATAGCCAAATGTACCATTAACTACACGAACACCATCTATTGCCATTTAAAAATTCACCTCTATTCACAAATAAAGTCACTAAATATTTTTTCAATAACATCTGTAATATGTGCAGACCATTTTAAATATACCTGGTCAGGCTCTGGTTTAATTGTCGCATTATCACCGTGATATGTTGGATTAAGTTCAACAGTATATGTCCCTTGCTCAATTATTCCACCTTGAGCGCAGACCTCCATATATTGTTTACAAGCACCGATTAAAGCAAGTTGCCCTTCCGTAGTGTTATTTATTTTACCAATGTAATTATCTTCTGCTGTTTGCTGTAAATCAGTGTCAATAGCGTCCATAGTTCTAATACTACGAATTTTTTTAAACGCATTATTTTGGTCTTGTCTTAATGTAATTAAAGAATTAATTCCCTGTAAAACCTTAACAATTCGACCGTCATTAATAAATAAAAATACACCATTTGTAACTGCTGTTTCTTGTTCGCTTCTTGTCCAGCGTCTAGTAACATCATCAAATGGTGTAGCTGCATAAGTTGTACTTTCAGTCATTTTTTGTCCAGCAATTAAACCAGCAACATATGGTGCTAAATCTGCACTAGAATATTTCACATCATCAAGGATTACTCCAGTACCAATATTAATAACTCCTTCATGATTAAATCCAGCAGAACGCTGAACAACTTTTTCTACTGCGTCATCAGCAACATCATCTTCGGAAGAACCACCCATAACACACATAATTTTTTTACCTTGTGTTCTCATACGCGTAACCCAAGACGCTATACTTGTTTGAATAGCTTCATCCGTAACGCCATCTAAAGAAAGAATGTTAAATTCTTGTGTCTCTAATACATCAAGTAATTTAATATAATCTGTATTAGAGATTCCAGTAATACCACTATTCCCACCAGTTAATGCTTGAGAAGTAATATTTTTAATATCTTTACCACTAATGTCAGGGCTTCCTTCTGCTTTACTAGCCAAGATATAAACATTTGCCGTATTTACTGTATCAATCAATTCTGCCCATGTAGCAAAACTATATGTGTATAATAAAGCTGTATTTTCATATAATTTCATGTCAAATGTACCTTCATTAGCAAGTGAAGGGGCAATCGTTAATTTGAAATTATTTCCTCGTTCTCCTACATATTTTGCAGTTATTTTCACTACATCTGTATCTGTTTCATTTTGCAGGGTTAAACTTGCTTCTTTAGCGGTGCTATCCGCCAATCTATAAGCAAGTATTTTTTTTGCTCCTCCTAATGTACACATTTTAAGTGTTTTATAAAAAGTAGAGCCATTTGTATCTTCTAAAGATCCGAATTCATTTAAAATATCGCTTTCTGTAACGATAGTCGTAAAACTATTTGTTTTACCCCAATGTGCTTTAATTGGTAAAACAACCGTTCCTCTATCTCCAGTTTCAATTGCTGCAAGTCCAGCAGATTTAAAATTCATATAGAAGCCCGGTAATTTAGGTAAGTTTGTTGCTTCCCATGCTCCACCAGCCATATATCAACACTCCTATTTATTTTATTGGTTTATTTAAAAAATCATTTATTAAATTTCTCATTTCTTCAACTCCATAAGCTTGTATAGGCTTACCGTGAATAGCTCCATCAATAACTTCTGGATTACATCCAAAAACCTTACGAGATACTGATTTTAAATCTGCAATAGAATATTTAATAATCGGAGCTACAACTTGTTTACTTGTTTGTTTTGATGATTGTTTTATTACTTCTTCTGCCATTATTTCCACCTTCTTTCAATTTCAGATAAGTTAATTCTTCCATCAAAATATGTTTCCATCATTAATGGTGCTTCAACATATGGACGTTTTACTTTACGTGCTAAAGATAATTTAATTTGACCTTGTTTCAATGCGTCTGTATAAAAATGTCCTGATACATCTTTTACAGTCATATACCAACGGTTTTTAACATCCAAAGGAATTTTTATTGCCGTTTTGATATCTTCAATTAATTTCATTGCAATATTTAATTCTTCTACTGCATTTCGTCCAAAAATATGACAAGTTATATTCTTTATAACCTCAAAGCCTAATGCACCACATTCTTCAACATCCATGCCATCAAATCTCCATAATATAGATGGACGCTTATATCCTGTTGGCAGGATACCACTATAGCAATCTGTAACTTGTTCGCTTAGCTTTTCTTTACTCCATTCAGCCAAAGCTGTTAACCAATTATCATTAATTATTGGACCTTGCAAAATGGCAGGTTGTAGAGCTAATACATAGAAATTTACACACCTTGTAAGTGCGTCCCATTCTTTATCGACAGTATCATCACTCATACCGTCAGCAATACAAGTTATTGTATCTGTATCATTTGTTCCTAGTAATTGCTTATCTAAGGCATTACTAATTTTTTTTGCCAACTTATCAACTTCTACATAACTAGACTGTTCGCAATAGGGCCATACCTCTATCCTTGCCCTATATCCTGCCCATGCTGTATTGTCAGTTTCGGTCATTTCTCTAACTATAAGGTATGGTTTTTGTGTATCTGGTGTTGCTGTATGTGGCTCAAATATACGTTCTTCAACTTCTGGAATGGCTTCGATTAAAGCATTTCTTATTGCTTCACGCATTATTTATTCCTCCCATAATTTTTTTATTGCCATATTTAACTGCTTTTTCCCATATTCTGCTGCTGGAACAATCGCTGGATATGCTTTCGTTCCTGGATGATGAATAGGGTTTTTCTTTATTGGGTGTGGTAACCCATTCCACATAAAAGCTTTTTTATATTTTAAATGTATATCATGAGGAGGAGTCCCTGTTTCCAAATAACGACCATATCTAACACCATGAGAAATATTCATTTCTATATCATCACCTAACAGTTGCGTATCATGATTAATACTCTGTCTTGCATGAGCCGTACGGTCTTGCCATGGAGCAATAGATTTAGCTTCGGCTTCCATATCAGCGGAAATATTTTTACATAATAAATATGTTGCTGCTTTTTTACGTCTTAAATTTTCTCTAACACCATCGCAAAACATTTTCTGCCTCCTATGAAATAACTTCTAGACCACCATCTAAGCTAGTAAGAACACCTTGAATATAACGTGGAACAACAGATATTACTCTGAACCGTTGTCCATAGACTTCAAATTCATCTGTTATATTTGGTGTACATTTTATATCTACATCACTAGCTGCTAAAAAAGCATACGTTGAATCAGTTTGTTTAACTCCCGCTACAGTATTAGATACATTAACTTGAAATGCTTTTGACTTTTGATTAAAAATGCGTATTAAAAAAGGACCAAGCACAGATTTTTCTATGCTTCGTCCTCCACCTTTAGGAACTTTATTTGTTCTATTTATTATTATTTTCGTTGGATTTTCTGCTATTGTTTTTGCAATATCTTTTTTACGTTCTTCAATGAAATTTTTCATAAGATTTTTGGCACCTTTACTGTAAAAATTCTACTACCTGAAAGATTATTATTTTTTTCTGCCATTTGCTCATACATCTTAGCCATTTCTAAACAGTAACTAAGATAATCACTTGCTGTAGATTTTTCGTAAGTTTCTTGACCAATACTATATTTTGTTATTTGTCCAACTTCCATTGGTGCATTAGTAGCTTTTAATCGCCATCCTTGTGCAGCTGCACTATAAATATTATCTACACTTTGTAATAATTCTTCAATTTCACTATCAGTAAAATTAGTATCAGTATCGCTACCACCAACTGGAATAATTTCATGTAGATATTTTCTTAATCTAGCCTTTAATTCATCTGTGATAACCATAATTCACCTCAATTAGGCGATTGTCAATTCTTGTACATTTTCTTCAACTGCTGCAAATACACCGCGATAAGTATAACCTACCATTTGCTGTTCAATCATGCGTGTAAGGTCGCCTCCATTACTTTCGATACGTAAATCCTGCTTTAACAATTCTTTAAAACCTCGTTTTGGACGAATTAAATAAATTTTATTTGCCGGACAACCATTATAAATATAAGATTTTTTACCAACAGTTTCTTCCCAGCCATCATAATAAATAATCGTATTAATTCCTGTAATGGCTGGATAATTTGTACCCCCGATTTGATAACCACCACGTAAAGCCATTTCAATGTCAATTTTATTTGCTGCACTAGCTAACATAACTGTAGGTGTACGTTTTTTAGTAATAGCGTCTTTCATTCCGCTTTTTATTGTTTCATATAAACGTACCCAAGCAATATCTTCACTAGCTCCTGCATACGCTGTTTTATTACTGGATTTATAACTAAAATCTAAAATAGGACTAAGATGAATATGATTTAATAAAGCATTATAACTTTCTCCCATAGCTTTATTTAACATTTCAACTTCAAAAGACTGATTAAAGTCTTTCATTTGTTTTGTGTATTCAAAACCAGTAGCATAAGTAACAATACGTGCTGTTGGTCCATATTCTGCTTCGATTGTGCCAAACTTAATCTCACTACCTTCAACAGTCTGTAAAAATACGCAAGAGCCACGCATAGCCCATTTAGCGTCTAAAACTTCTGGTAAATTAGAGTCGGAGATTGTGTCATAGATTGGGTGATATAAGGTCTGTACTGTTTCTCGACCTAACTCTACATCAAGAACTACTTTTCTAAGTAATTCTTTAGAAACATTTGTTCCACCGTAAGAAATCATTTCTCCCAATGGTTTACTAAAGCTTAATGTTTCCATTTCTCCATTAATAATTTTTTTGTCTACATAATCTAATTGCCCATTAAATACAAATGGAATTTTACTTTCTCCTGTGTATTTTCTACGAGCTTCTAATAAAGTGTCTTGAGATACTATATTTAACATTTATATTATCCTCCTATTCTGTTTTCATAAATCCTTTTTCTTGTAATGCACTAAGTAAAGAATTTAATACAGTATGTGCATCCTCTTGACCTGTTGCATTTGCAATATGGTCTAATTTCTCGGGAGTAAACCAAATTGTAGTACCATCACCGTTTGTTTTTAATAATTGCCCACTTGTACCATTTCCATCTGCTGGAATATTTAATTTTTTAGCAAGTTCATCTCCTACTTTTTTAGAATCAGCAGCTTGTCCACTTTTTGTTAAACTATTATCAATAGTGATAGAGCTAGTTGCATTTGTAGTAGATACATTTTGCGGATAAAGAACAAACTGTATAACATTATTTTTGTCTTTAGCAGATGTTATTCTTCCAACTAAAATAGCCCCACTAACAGAACTATCATCTGTCATTTTTTTTGTCGCTGAATCAAAGTATAATGCAGAACCAATCGCAAATGTTTTTGATGTATCAATTTGTGTTGTAATATATTCTGCTTGTTCTGTCTGTAATGCAATTAATGTACCATTTGTATTCTCATCTTTATTTACTTTTTGTAAAGATACGCCAAAAAATCCATCAATTACACAAAATTCTCCAGCTTCAACACCGGTACTTGCTGGGACAGTAACATCTACAGATTTACCATCACTAATTTTTATTTGTGATATAGGTAATGTTGTACTTGGTATAGGTTGTCCTTGATAAGCCATTGTTTTAACCTCCTAAAATTAAATAGATACTTTTTTAGTAACAAAGAAAGAATTGTTATTATTATTTACATTAATCGGTGGTACAATATCAATTTTTGTATTAGCTAATAAAGCTTGTACGGATTTATCTGCTAAAATGCTATCAATTTCACCAGCAATTACCGCTTCATCAGAACTATCTGTATGGAGCATTTTTTTTACTACATTTTGAGCCATTTCTCCACTTACTTTTTCACTTAGAACTTTATCAATAATTTTTTCTTTATTTTTATTATTAGATTGCTTTAATAATTCTGCTGCACTTTTAATATCATTTAACAGCTCATCTCCTGTTTTTCCAAACATTTCACCGCAAGCTTGTTCAATTTTATTAGGTTCTTCATTATTACTAATACCAATTTCACCACAAGCTTGTTTTAAATCTTCTTTAGTGATTGTCCCATCATCAAGCAAATCTTTTAGTTTATTATTCATGTTTTTTATCTCCATTTCTCCCACAGGTTCCCATGTTTCTTTTCGTCTAACCTCTACAGGTTCACCAAGAACGATTGTGTTGTCTGGTCCTTTTGCATATCCGATTTTATAGTATGTTTCTTCATTACCTCTGTTGCTGTAATCACTACGATAAGCAATAAAATAATCATCATACACAGAATTTACACTTACATAGCCGTCTGAACTATTATTGCCCAATTTGGCATATGCATCACTTCGCAACGTCTCTCTTAATGCTTCATGTGAAGTATCGGCAGGTTGAGCAATAGCGTCCATTTCTCCACTCGTAGCCATTAGAGAAGTAGGCATCCCGGCACGGTTTAACGGTGTCCAGTCGATAGACAAGCCCTTATAATCAATTACGTCTGTTTCTCCGGTTACTGAATTTTGCTGTAACTGCGGATAACCAAAAATAGACACCTGATTAATCGCCTTACCGCGTATCCAGCGTTTTAAATCTCCGGCTGATTTATCTATCAATCCTCTGAAATACGCCGTGCCGTTTTCCATTTTTGCACCAATCCAATGAGTAACAGGTGTTGGAAATTCTGTTGCTACATTTTCAGCTTTTTGATGTCCTAAAAATCCGGGTAATCCTGTGCTATTTACTTCACCAACAATAGAATTTAGTGCATTACTTGTATAATTCCATCCCCTTGTACTTTTACCAGCAGGAATAGACATGATAACCTCTAAAGGGTCAGTATCATCACCTTTTAATGCGTCAATATCTGCCCAATTTGCTACTGGAATATCTTCGACATTCATTTCACCAGTAATTTTTGCTGTTAACATAATACCGTTTCTTTTTATACTCATAGTTTCACCCCCTTTCATTATTCAAACATTTTATAATGTGTCTGATACCATTCTTCTATCTCTGGTTGTGATTGTGGATTTTTTAACCAAGCTTTTAATTTATCTACCACAACTGTTGTATTTTCTGGTGCTGGTTGCAACGTACATATACAATTTGGATGTGCAGGATATATTGGACAAGACATTGCCTCGTATATTCCATTTCCATTTGGTCCACCAGTAGCATTAGTGTCGCAAATATCTTTACGTGGATGACTAGAACTTATCACCCATTTTACATATTTAACTACAGGAGTAGCTTTTGCAGAAGCAAGTACACCTTCACCATAAGCTGCTGTAAGTTCAGTTCGTGCAAGTCTTAACGCATTATAATCAAGATTTGCAGGAATACGACTGCCCATTCTTTTCATCATATTAGGATAGTTAGCTGATATACTTGTTTTACCTTTTTTTACATAACTTTCTAAACTACGTGCTACAGTAACAACATCTTCACCCGTTCCGGCTCGCACAATATCCGACATTATTTTTTTATTATGTTGGCCAACATTCCAGATACGTTCAGATAATTTCAATCCGTCTTTATGCGAACGCGCAAAACTTATTTGTACAGCTCGCTTGCGATTAAATTCCATAGATTTTATAAATGGTACAATATCAACACCAGCTTTTTTTAATACATCTGTAGATACTTGCTTTGTAAAATACATTCCGTTTTCTGCACCATCTTCCACTACAGATTTTATTACTTTTGCTAAATCCTCATTAAATTTGTCTACATCTTTTGCTATCGCTTCTAATAAATATTTAAGATTTTTATTTTTTCCTCGTTTAAATTCCTGAATAATTCTATTTATGGACGCTATATATAATTCGGCTATCGTTTCATCAGTTTGTTGTAACATTAATAAATATTTTTTTCTAGCTTCTAATGCCCATTTATAATAATCACCACTCGCCGATTTAATCCCATCTAGCTCGCTCATACCTCATTGCCTCCGGTTAAGATATCATCAATATTTTTTAATTGCTTATTTTGTTGATATGCTTCTTCTATCGGCTTATTGAGCATTTTTGTATCTTCAATTCTAGACTGTTCTTGTTCCCATGTTTCCATAGTATCAATATATTTAGCTAAGTAATCTACAGCCGATTGAATACTAATAATATTACTATCTAAGGCATTACTTAATGCTTGCGTTATTACATATAAAGTTTGTGCATCTGATTGTTCATCTTTATCCATCACTGCGTCCCATTCAATTTCTACATTGTAGGACTTATAATTTCTGCCAGATATAGAACTAATCATAGATAAAGCCATTCTTGCGAACATTTTCCACGATGTTTCCACCTGTTCCCTTTTTCGCTCTATTCTGCGAGTAAGAATTGGACCTTGTTCTTTTGTGCTGGCTTGAGAACTAGAAATATGAACCCCAAAAGCAAATTCTGGTACCTCTGAAGTATCAATAATGCAATAAAATAAAAATTGCAATAAAGTTGAAGTATCTCCAATCGCAGATGTACACTCTATAAAGCTTGCGTCATCTTCATCCTGCATTAGCAAGATTTGTTTTCCGCTTATATCTAATCTAATATCTTTCTGTTGTTTCATATCATTGAAAGCATTAGGAAAATTATCTCGCAAAAATTTTTCAACGTCCTTTAACTTAAATTTAAGTTTAGGTGTTGAGTGCATTTTACTTCCTGTTATTGCGTGAATCATTACATCGTGGTAAGCCTTTAAAAATGGCTCTATTGGTTCAAGTTCTGAATAACCATGTAATTCTGTTTCATCTGGTTCGTTCTTAAAATGAATGATAGGAATAAACCCCCAAGGATTTGATTCTGTTTTACTCTCAAGCCCTTTTGGTGCATTTCCTTCAATCGTTGTAATAATTTTACTTGCTGTTAATTTTTGGCGAAAAATATATTCTTGTTTATTACCTTTTTCGTCAATCCATTTATTTCGTGATAATAACGTAATAGCAGAATATTCTCCTGTTATAGGGTCATATTCTATTCCACCTGTTGGAATTAATTCTGGTGGGATAAGAATATAATCTAGCATTGTACCCCTGCTATTTTCTGGATAAAGTTTGGAATTAGATTTCTTATTAATCAATCGAATAAAAACTTCACCATCAATCAGATTTTTCTGATGAGTACGTTGCATTTTGCTTTTTAAATTTTTTATAAATAAATCTAATTCCTCTTGTGCTGACTCATCTTCACATATAAAATTTGGAGTTCCCATAAACCCAGCTAATGTATTTATAATTGGCTTAGCAAAACCAGCACCTAATTTATATCTTTCATCACGATTGTAATAAAGGTCTCTAGCTCTTTTATAATCAACGTGACCTTCTATCCCCAATGAATATGGAGCAGAATACATATTATTTACATTAAAAAACCAATTTCTAATACGTAGCTTGCTTATTTCTCCAGTGGCTTTATTAAGCCATTTTCTAATTACCATATAATTTTGCCCCTCCTAAAAGTGCAGCAATATTTGGGTCAATATTATTTCTAACCTTAGCAAATGCAAGAATTAAAGCATCTGCACGGTCTGGACTTCTACGAATACGTTTTTTATAAGTCTTTTTATCTTCTAAAATAATACGTCCTCGTCTATCTATTGAATATTTACGTGTACTTAATTGTGCCGATAATTCATCATCATTTGGAATTTCAATATCTTCATCAAGTAATCGTTGTTTTAAGTTACACCATTGTTCAGTAGCCCAATTCGCATAATGTTCTTTGTCTATTGGACTACCACCATTGTGACAAGCTATTACATCAATGTTTAGTCGTTGTTCCCTTATAGTTTCTCTAAGCATATCTGTAACACCACCGCCAACACCATCATCATCAATACGAATGGTCGCATATGGCTTGTGATAATCTCTCATAAAATTCTTTGTAATATTCAATAATTTACCTGCTGTAGTAGTTGTATCTTGCTTTGTATAGTGAAATAATCCCAATGTTTTTCCAGCAATTCTAGGAACAAATATCGTTTCGTCATCACCAAAACGAGCAATATCTGCTCCAACATGAAGCATTGAATTGTAATCTATATCTAAATCTCTCATCATTGCAGCTTCGACAAGTTCTAATGGAATTAATCCGTCTGGCTCTGATTTTGGAAATTCTCCAAGCACACGAACTCTAACAACATCACTGTCCATACCATATTGACGAATAAGTCTTTGACAATAAGCGCTGGCTACACGGTCAGTATCCATACAATTAACTTTTATTGTGTAATATAAATCTCTATCCTCGTGAAAAGCACGCTTAAATGTTCCAATATTTTGTGTGGGGTTACCACATAAAAGTAATTTAGCGTCTTTTGTAGTCAATGCACCTTCAATCGTTTCATAAATCGGGTCCATTACACCGCTTGCTTCGTCAATAACAAAAAGCAGGTGTTCCTCATGGAACCCTGCCATATTTTCTGGCTTGCTGGCGGTTCTTGCTGTAGCAAACCATCTCTCCGGGTGTATTCTATTTTGAACCTTTGTTTTTTGCCAATCAAAAAGTCCATCTAATAATTCAGAGCGTTTTAGCCATTTACTAATCTCTGGCCAAAGAATATCTAATAATTGTTGTTGCGTTGGAGCTGTACATGGCACTTTAGGAAATGGACGTGTAAACATAAACCATAAAATAGCCCAACTTTCTAGTGCAGTTTTTCCAACACCATGACCAGAACGAACAGCCACACGAGGATGATTAGCTATTGCCCTTAGACATTCTATTTGCCATTTATCTGGCTGTGCTTTTAAAACATTTTGTACAAATGGTACAGGGTCGGCAATATACTGACGCATGGACCTTGCCAATTCATCAATATTTTTATTATGTTTTGTCATTTTTCCCCTCCCATACTTTTTCTAATACTTCTGTTAATAATTCTGCTGCATTTGATTGTTGTTCTGTTTCTTCTTTATCTGTATGAATGACTTTTTCAGCATACCCTCTGTTTTTCCCTAATGTTCTAAGAACAGATAAAGACACTTTCCAATTTCCTTTTTTTATCTCCGAAAAAATAACACCTTCAGCTAGATCCAGAACTGTTTCTCTTGCTTCTTGCTGTGCCCGTTGTAATCTTTTAGACTTTTTAACTCTATAAGATAATGCTTGTCTTGTAATCTTAATGCCATACATTTGCTCTAAATAAGTAACTGCATGAGTTAATATTCCTGCACTTTTCTGCAAAGCTTTTTCAGCCTGTTCCGTTGTAACCTTTCTAACGCGTTCTATACGCGTTTTTTTATTTTCTATATCCATTTTCATTATCCTATAGTAAAATTGTCAAATTACGTCAAAATAAGGCTAAATAAACATACTATCAGAAGTATGCTCCTTTGCCTTATCTAATAAGTAATTACAACCAGTTAATCTGCACGGAACATCACATTTACTCATATTAGTTTTATATTGTAGTTTTTTCTTTAGAATATCTTTTTCTGTAATATGTCCAATAATTTCATATGGTTTGTGACAACAATACATAACATTGCCTTGCTCATCTAGTGCAATCTGTGCGAAATTAGCTATACATTCTCTAGGAGTATATCCAATTCTATTAAATTTATAATTTATAACTACACGCTTATCGCGACATTGTATTCGTTCTAATTTATCTAATATTGGAGCTACATTGTTTTTATTCTTATAATATTGAGCTTGCGTACTTTCTACAGGTCTAAATATGATGTAATCTACATCTAAATCTTTATGTGCATAATAAAAATCAAGGTCAGCATAATCTTTTACTACACATTGGATTTCTAATTTTGTAGGAATGTTATTTTCTTTTTGCCACACTCGATAGGCTTGTATATTTTTAATAACTTGTGTATATCTATCTACACCCCTAATAACTTTATACTGCTTAGGATTACTAGCGTCTAAAGATACTTTTAAATATTTAGGAGCAATCTTCTTCAAAATATTAAAATTCGTATTTACTCCATATGGTATATGGTTTTCTTCTAAATAAGTTGTTATTTTTTCAAAATCTGGATTCAGCGTTGGCTCACCGCCACCTGTTAAAATAATACTTTTAACATTAAACTGTAATAATATTTGTACATACTCAATAAATTTATCATATGTCATATATCTAGGCTTACGACTTAATTTATCCCAACGACCATATGTACAATAATTACAATGATTATTACAAAAATTAGTTAAAAATATATCTGCTGTAATAGGCAATTTATAAAAAACATTATTCATATTAAAAATTAATTTATTATCATCAATCATTTTTTACCTTCTTATATTTACTTGAAATAATTAGTGGATATTGTCTATTAGCTCTGCCATGAGTAATTATAAATACCGCATATTTATTTTTTATTTTTTTTGTACCTTTCATTGATTATTTTCGGAGTACATAAATTCCAATTAATTTTGTGATGTATTCTTTTGTGGCTAGTGTTCATCATTGCCACCTTAACTGCTTGCGGACTAAAAATAACACTTGAAAACGGCTTGTTATATCCGCCTTTTTCCAAATATACCTCTGTCATACCTCCAGTAGTCTGTTGTGTAGCTGCTTGGATAATACATATTTTTGTATAAGTAAAAAACAATTTTCCTTTATTTCCTAAATGTGTATATGTTGATACATCTTCATTTTGTTTTCCACTCCACCAAAAGCGATTATCGGTACGACAAAAGAAAGTATTCATACACTTTCTAGCAAGTCCTTTTTTATAAAATCTTCCATCAATGCCTCCAATATAGTCACCAGCTTGAGCAATGGCAACTGATAATGCTCCTGAGGTATCTAGAAATTTAATTATTGCCTCAAATACATTATCAAGATTTTTAATTTTACGGACCTTAAGTTTATCTTTTTTCCCTTTTGAAATATATCGAGCGTCAAAAGAAGTATAATCATCGTCAAGTTCTAAAAAATATGTTAGTCCTAATTGTTTTGCTATATCAAAACAAGCATTGCGAGCATAAACAATAGCTCGCATATCTTCATTATCGTTTATACCCGTGTCGATTTTAGCAGCTATAGCACGCTTATCGAATACGATAACTCTGTCTTTAAATTTCTTTTTATACTCCGGTAATGTAACATCTAAATCATCACATATGATATACCAATTACCTGTGTAATTACCTTTCTTCAAAGCTCTAAGTGTTTTTATATTGTTAGGTCTGCCATTAGATAAAATAAATGCTGCAAAATCATCACGCATTTTCTTCCTCGCTCTCTACTAGGGA